TTACAAAGGTGCATCCTCTGCCACAGGTTACAAAGGTGCATCCTCTGCCACAGGTGACTACGGTGCATCCTCTGCCACAGGTAACTGCGGTGCATCCTCTGCCACAGGTTACAAAGGTGCATCCTCTGCCAACGATCCAGAGAGCGTTGCGGTTGCATGGGGATACAAAGGAAAAGCAATGGGGACCCTTGGTTCCCATATCGTCCTTGCTGAATGGAAATACATTGGCAGTAAAAAGGATGACAGATACGACAAAGCAGAGCAGGAAGCATGGGAGTTTGTCGGTGCGAAGATGTTTAGGGTAGACGGTGAAAAAGTGAAGCCGGATACATGGTACAGATTGGAAAATGGTGAACTTGTGGAGGTGGAAGAGTAATGGGAAAAAAGGAAGAAGTTTTGATTGCTGTTCCTTACGATGACTTTATCTGTGGAATACAGGCATTGCGGATTCTTATATCTGCCAGGCAGATGTTAAAAAGCGGTGATGCCTTTGCATCCGATGGACTTAAGGCAATCCTCGGAATAAAAAAAGAGGACGGTGATAAGGATGCCGGAAAGGATTGAGAACCGCATGGTTGTGGATTCTGAATGGGAAAGCTGTTATTCATCACAACCTGAAGTAGTAAAAGAGCCTGGTTACCACAAATATGGTACTGGTGATTTTGTTCCCGAGAAGGAAGCTTATGAATATGCACTTGATCAGTGTTTAAATGGGTCAGAGGAAGATCAGAAGGAATTTAGAACCATGCTTGTTGAATGGTACTTCAGTTGTGGAGCATGGAGAAAGGAAGAATATAGTGGCACTTAAACCTTGGGATGAATTAAGAAAAATAGATGTAAGACCATTTTGTGAAGAGCGAGATGGAATGCTTTATCTGAATTGGGCAAAATGCATTTCTCTTTTGCATGAGAACGGTGCAAAGGTGGTCCGGTGGATTCCGATCCCTGATGAAAAAACAGGAACAAGCCTACGTATGACAGAAACAGTATTTTCAGACAGCAAAAATAATACTAATCGTTGCTATGAGACAAGAATACGGGTCGTAATTGATGATATGGAATTTGAGATGCAGTCTCCTGTAATGAATGGTACAAATCCAGTAAAAGATAATTCCATGTCGCAGCAGAGGGTATGGAACAGCATGTGCAGATCTTTTGTAAAGTGCGTTGCTATCAATACTGGTCTTGGATTTGATTTGTGGCTAAAAGAAGAAGCGAGACCTTTCCAGATGGGAATCCCTCAAGATGATGCTCAGCCTTCCGCTGCCAGTATGACTGTCTTGAAACAGTTATGTGAGAAACATAAGGTTAATCTTGCTTACTGGGCTAAAAGTAACAACAAGACCGTAGAAACATTGACTGGATCAGAAGTTGGAATGATGTTGCAAACGTTGAGAGAGAAATATGGGGATGATTGATAATGGAATTTACCGGGAAAGTGGCTGGAATCACAATGGATTTCATGACAGGCAAATATAACATATCGTTTCAAGCGGACTCAGCCGATGCCGTGACCAGCCAGTTTGACGGTATCAGGGATGCAGAGAAGTTGACCATTACCGCTGTTAAATTCCGTCAGAAGAGATCACTGGATGCAAATGCCTATTACTGGCAGTTGATCACGAAGCTGGCAGAAGCAATGCATATCTCAAAGGGACGGATGCACAACATGATCCTGAGGAAGTACGGACAGCGGGAATACATCGAGGGAAAGCTTGTCACTCTAACACTCCCGGACACGGACAAGGCAGAGAACACAGCATTGGAAGCTGAGACTTACCATATCGGTCCGACATCACAAGTGCGTGAGGGCAAGGATGGAACCATGTATCGCACATATGTCATGTACCGTGGCTCTCACGATTACGACACCAGGGAGATGAGCGAACTTATCAATGGACTGGTATCCGAATGTAAGGAAGTTGGTATTGAAACCCTTACTCCTGCGGAACTGGAAGAAATGATGAAAGCGTGGAAGCCATGAAGAAGTGTTGGAGTGTTCTGACGGATGATATGGGATCCTGCTATATCACCCATTTGGGAGTAGTCCATATCCACCATGTGTTTAACGGCAGCCGAAAGAAAGCCAGTGAAGAAAGAGGATTCCTTGTACCCTTGCATCCTACCTTACATACATACGGACCGGACAGCGTGCACATGAAACCGAATCAGGGACTTGACCTACGGCTGAAGCAGGAATGTCAGCGGTATTATGAGGAGCATTACGGATCCCGTGAAGAGTTTATAAAAGAGTTTGGAAGGTCTTACCTATAAGGTTGCAACACCTGCCCTGCGGGGCGAAAGAAACCGTTTGTGTTAGTAATGGTGTCTCACAAACAGCCATTATTAGTGTCAGGGCGGACGGGGATCCGCCTGGGAGGTGGTCTATATACTGATTGAGAATTACATACCTTTTGGATATGCCAACCGGATATCTCGGGAAAAACTGGTGACAGATACAAGATTGAGTGACCGCAAGATCCGCAAGGAGCTGGAAGAGGCTCTGATGCAGCGGGATACACTTATCATCAATATAGATAATGGATACTTCCGGCCGGACGGCAGTCTGGCGGACAGGCAGAAAGTCAAGGCATATCTGTTCAGGGAGCAGGCAAGGACCAGTAGCTGTAGCAAGCGTTGTAAAGCTATACGGCGGTGCCTGGCACCGAAAGCAGATAATACCGGTCAGATGTCGTTGAAAGATTTCGGAATAGGGTAGGTGGTCTGCGTGGAGTACATAAAACTGAACCGGAAGATCATGGAATGGGAGTGGTACGGAAATATAAATACTTGCCGGTTATTTATCCATATGCTTCTCAGGGCAAATTGGAAAGATGGAAGATTTGAAGGCAAGGTGATTCCCCGCGGATCCTTCGTCTCATCACTTCCAAAGTTGGCAGATGAGACATCCATGACGATCCGGGAGGTAAGAACCGCAATTTCGCATCTAAAATTGACAGGCGAAGTGACATGCAAAACATATCCGAAATATACCGTATTTACGGTAAAAAACTACTGTGAGTATCAGTCGAGTGACATACAAAATGACAGCCAAACGACAGGCAATCGACACTCTAATGACATTCTAACGACAACAATAGAAGAAAAGAAAGAAGGAAAGAATAATAAAAAAGAAGATACTAACGTATCTAAGAAAAAATTTGAGCCTCCGACCGTTGATGATGTACGTGCCTACTGCCAGGAGCGGAACAATAGCGTTGATCCACAGACCTTTGTTGATTTCTACTCGTCAAAGGGTTGGATGGTTGGGAAAAACCACATGAAGGACTGGAAAGCAGCAGTGAGGACCTGGGAGAAATCCAGTAGGCAAAGCAGAGAGGCACCAGCGCAGAAGAAGTACGATGCCAACAAAGGTATGATGACATCGAACTACGGAGATATGTCTGAGTTTGAAAAATCTATGTTGGCAAATTGAAGGGAGAACGATGAGCAATCAAAATTATCGAAAGGCAATGGCCATTGAAGCCAAGAACAAGAAACGAATATTGGAGGTTAATCCCAACGTTGATGATGGCAGTGGGATATACGTTCTGACCCGGACAGACGAGGATGGAATCCGGTATGCGTACATAGGACAGGCTAAACACCTGTTGACGAGACTGGCACAGCACCTCTCCGGGTACCAACATATAGATTTATCAATAAAAAGTCATGGTTTACTTTCTGTTGATGAAAATATTTATGGATGGAACATAGGATTTTTTCATTATGAAGTAGATGACTTGGATTATTGGGAAAAATATTGGATTAAAAAGTATGCACAGTATGGTTACCAGCTCAGGAACAAAACAGCCGGCGGGCAGGGCGAGGGCAAGAAGCAGATTGACGAGTACCGCCCCGCCAAAGGCTATAGGGATGGCATAGAGCAGGGTAAAAGGATGTTGGCGAGGGAATTACGGTCTATCGCAGAAAAGCACCTTAAAATTGATCTAAGAGATGATAAGAGGGGGAATAAGATATCCCAGAAGCAATACGAGAAATTCATGGCACTGATCCATGCGGAGGGCAACGATGAAAGCTTACATGATAGTGACTAATGACGAATTGGAATTACCGGTGGAGATGGATATCTTCGGGGCAAAAGCCGCGGCTGATTACCTGGGGATCCCTGAACAGACATTTCGGACATGCCTGCATAGGGGTTCGTGGTGCCGAAAAACGCATAGGTATAAGGCTGTTGTTGATGAAGATGCCACGATAAGGCTCCGGGAAGAGCACAAGGCAGAGATGGATGCACACTGGAAATATAAGCGTGCATTTGACCCTGCATACCGTGAGAGAAGGCGTATACACGACAGAGAAAGGTGGAAGAAGAAACGTGAGCAGAGGATTTCACAGTGATGATGAATTACGGGAGATGGAAGAGCATCCGGGAGAAATGTCAAGGAATATCGGACGGGCAAAACCGTATGACTGCAGTTATCCAGCAATGGCGGAGAAACCAAAGATACATGCAGAAAGAAGTAAGAACCATGAAGATATATGCCGTGAAGAATGATAAGGACAGCTACCCGAATATTGGGAATGGGCTGTTGGAGGTGTCAGAAAGCCGGCCAACATTCTTTCGGTTGGCGGGGAACAACCGGCATTACCCGTACAGAGATTTTACTTTTTATGACCGAAATGGAGTGCCGATACCGAAGCAGTTTTTGAGAGCGTGAGAAAGGAGTGTATGCAAAATGAAGTTTATTGTGACTTTATCAGATATGGTTGGAGTGGTATTGATCGCATTGTTGGTTTTTGTCTGGATAATCTTTGGAATGATTATCTTGGTAAACATTGTGAAAGATAACATCAAGTACAGGATCGACAAATGGAAAAGAGAAAGAGAAGTCATGAAGGAATGGGAAAGGATCAATGATGGAGAGACTGACAGAAAGAACTGCTGATGGAATTTTGGTAAAGGAGAATCACGTTGAAAACGGATTAAGAACATTTTATCAGTGTTTTGGAGAAAAGCCGAATGATAAATATACAAATTGCGATGGAGGATATTGCGCAATAGAGAAGCTGGCAGCCTATGAGGATGCCGAGGAACAGGGATTGATCCTGCGGTTACCATGCAATGAGGTCTGGTTCATCTGTGATAAAGGTACAAAATACGCAACCGTAATGAGCAAAAGTATTAATGATTTAACAGTCTATGAAATTAGAAAAATAGATAAAAATGGAAGATATTGGTCATCCAAGAAAAAAGCCGAAGCCAAGCTGAAAGAAATGGAGGGTTCGGAATGAAGAGAGAAAAAGCTATTTACTGCTTAAAGGCTCAGAGTGAACGGTACTCAGAGGTTTGTGAAGAATGTCCTCTGTACGGACAAACTGGAGTAGATCATTGCTATGAGGATGCATTACAAATGGCAATCACCGACTTGCAGAATCAGCCGGTGTGGATTCCAGTAAGCGAGAGACTGCCGGAAGAAGCATATGGATGTTTGGTAACTGTTATGGACTATGAGCCGTCAACACAAACTGATTTTGAAAATATACTTCCGTATTTTGTCGGATATGACGGTCACGGATGGAACAATGCAGACGGAGAGACAATTCCATTTGAAGTTATTGCTTGGATGCCACTGCCGGAGCCGTACCGGGAAAGTGAGGAAGAGAATGGCAAATAGGAACACACTGCATAGCAACAAATTGGATGCTTTTCGCAAATGGCTTATCAAAGATGGATGGACGATTGAAGAACCCAAAGGTATATGGGAAGTATTAAGAGCGAAAAAGGCAGGAAGACAGAATCCCTTGATTGTCTATCAAAAAATGAACAAAGAGCATTTAAGCGTGCTGGACAGAGATATTGATGTCATCAAGAGATTTTTGCAAGAAAAGTAGGTAGAAGATGGTGAAATGTAATAATTGCAAGAATTTAGAAACAAAGGATAATGGTTTCGATGCGTATTCATGGTGCGAGAAAATCAACGACTGTCCGCATGAGGATATAGAAAGAGACTGCGAGGATTACATACCCATGACCAACGCAGACCGGATCAGGTGCATGACGGACGAGGAGCTAGCAGATTTTTTAGTAACAGTAGAAACATACGGTTATCACGACCAGAGTATATCGGGAACCTACGAGATGAATGAATGGCTTTTAATGGAAAGTGAGGAAGAAGATGGCAAAGTGTAAGAATTGCAAACATCTGCATACCATGTACGACCGTAGAGATTTGATGATCGGGAACCGCTAGAGGAGTAGATCATGACGGAGAATGAAGCAATTGAAGGACTTGAGACTTCTATTGATTTAGCCAAAATGTGTACACAGAATTACGAGAGAAAAAGAGAAATTCAAGGTTACAAGATGGCAATCAAGGCACTGGAAGAGGTGCAGCAGTACCGCCAGATTGGCACGTTGGAGGAATGCCGTGCAGCAGTGGAGAATCAGACAGCAAAGAAACCGGATTACGAGGGAGACGGATACTCAGATGGACAGCTTGTATATGATACATGGATTTGCCCTTCCTGCGGTCAGCATTACGAGGTTGACTATGACAGATATGATTATTGCCCTAATTGTGGGCAGCACATTGATAGGAGCGATGAATAATGAGTGAAGAACTGAAACAATGCCCGTTCTGCGGCGGGGAAGCAAAAATTAAAGCAGCTACAAAATCTTACGGTTTTACCATTTGGTGCGCATGTAAATGCGGTGCAAGGACAGAGGGATTTTGCCCGGACACAAACAAAGAGGATGACACTATGGAGAATATCGAGGAATGTAAGAAAAGAGCCATAGAAGCATGGAACAGGAGGGCGAACGATGAAAATACTAATTGATATTCCAAAGGCATTTGAAGTGGACTATAACACAGACCGATTTGCAGAGTTCTTCCAGCGTTGTCTTGCGGATATGAATACCTGCTGTGGTAACTATGAGCAGGAGACCGCAGAGATGATGGAAAAAGCATTTGAAAAGAGCAGACTTTACGACCCGAACAAGGTTGTGGAACAGTTGGAAGAACACACAGCATTCCTTAAAGACTGTACGAAGTATGGAAATAAGACAAAAGATCAACAGTCAAAATCCTACGACACTATGATGATGTATGAGGTCAAGGATTTGGTAGATGATTTGTTGGAGATTGTAAAGGCAGGTGGAGCAGATGCGAAAACCGATTCCTAAATCAGTTAGAAAATTAGTGTATGCGAAATACAATGGTCACTGTGCTTATTGCGGCTGTGAAATACCGGAGAAATGTTTTAATGTAGATCATTTGCATTGTCTTAAAAATTATGAGTACACAGAGGAATTTACCGGAATAGACGTACACGACATAAGCAATCTGATGCCGTCTTGTGGTTCGTGCAATCGCTACAAGGCAACAATGGAACTGGAAGACTTTCGAAAGCAGTTGCAGAAGATACCGGACAGGCTGGCAAGAGATGTGTGCACATACAATATCGCAGTCAGATACGGCATGGTGCAGGAAAACAGAGAACCGATTAAGTTCTATTTTGAGAAAGTAGGTGCAGGGGATGGCAATTAAGCCGATTTTATTCAATACAGAAATGGTTCGGGCGATTCTGGATGGCAGAAAGAGCTGCACACGCAGACTTGTAAAGCCGGAACCTCAAGGATATTTTGAAGTAAGTGAAGAACCACTGTATATATATGATACAGACGGAAATCAAGGCAAAATTACATCACCATATCAGCCGGGCGATATCCTGTATGTACGGGAAACATGGAAAAAGGCGCCGAACGGATACTTTTACTACGAAGATTGGCAAAGAGATGACATTGCCGATGTTACAAAGTGGAAACCATCCATCCACATGCCGAAAGAAGCGGCACGTATCTGGCTTAAGGTTACGGATGTGAGAGTAGAGCGGTTACAGGATATGACAGACGATGATGCAGAAGCAGAGGGATGTTTCGACTATACATCAACAGCACTTGGTTTTCCCGATGTATGGGATTCCACCATCAAGAAATCCGATCTTGACAGTTACGGCTGGACTGCGAATCCGTGGGTATGGGTTATCGAATTTGAGCGGTGCGAGAAGCCGGAAGGAGTGTGATGCAGATGGAACCCATTAATTACACTGCCCTGTACGAGCAGAACGATGACTTTAAACGCTATGTTGACAGATATTGCGTAAAGCACCGGATCAGCGTGGAGCAGGCTCTACAGCACTATCTTGTGCGCATGGCAGGTAGGATGTACAAGGAGCAGGAAGATGGCAGAAAAGGTTAAATGGCTTGATAAGTATTGCAATGTCTGCGGAGAACAGCTGAATAGCTGGGATGCCAGGTTATCCAAAACACTGGCATATAAGATTCCGGTTTGCGAGAAATGTATCGCAAAGGAATATGACATGGGCGTAAATGCCTTACGCGACAGGATGGAGGATTTCTTTGGGATGAGACCTTGCCAGGGGATATGAGGTGATCGTTTGAGTAAATATAACTTACTGACGCAAAGGCTGCTGGCAGAGGGATATACCGCGGATAATTATCCAAAGAACAAGGTGCATATAGCTGGTGGATACCATACGGCAAGCACCGGTCCCCTGGACAATGTATATGGTGGTTTTGAGTATAATCGGGTCTATAGTGACAATTTCCTGTACAAAACAGGTTGCGGGATGTATGTAAAAGGATCCAATGTATTGACTCATATGGGTTATATGGGAGAGGAGTGGTGTCACGAAAACGATAATCCGGTTGTCAGATGCCCTTACGATAAGGCGGAGTGTCCACTTAATGACAATAGACTGCATGGGATTTTTGGCGGTGGAAATTGTATCCAATGCTGGTGTGCTTGTCATAAAACGGATGCACCATACGATTATGATCACAGCTTTGAAAAGGCAGAAAAAGACAGACAAGACGAAAAGAGAAGAAAATATCAGGAGTATGCAGATGCTCATAACGGCAGGATATGTCAGAATCATATGTACTACAATGAGCGTACGCGAGAATGGAATATGTATTATGAGCCGGCTATATGCGCAAGAATGTGTTCTACACAGAACGGTTACTGCCCTGTCTTAGGTCTGGAGCTGAATGAGAAGCGTGGAAATGTATATTATGATCTGAAGACCAGCGGAATAAAAAAACAGACAGAAGCGCAACACTCATTGTTTGACGGCGAAAGATGGACACATATTGAAAAAGGAATGAGAGTTTTTAAAAATCCGTGCAGTATGGATATCTGCGAAGCATTTATAAAAGTACAGAGTGATAAGATACTCAGCGATTATAAGATCAATCATTCAGTAGAATACCTTCTTGACAAGAGTTTCAGAGTTGAAATTCTAAACATACGGGCAGAATCCAAGCCGAGTCGTGATCTGATGCAGGATTTGCAGGACATAAGAGACGGGATAGAGATATCCCATGCTTCCGACAGTGAGAAACAGAAGAAAGAAGCAAAAAAAGAAAAAAGAAAACTTGCAAAGCAGAAGAATATCGAACGACTGGAGAAGAAAATCGTCGAAGTGGGATACGAAAGCCTTGCGGAACATAGTGTGGATCGTGTCCATGCAGATAAGTGGCTGACACCGGAGCGCTTGGAAGAACTAGAGCAGATCCGGCAACAGAAAATAAATGAAGAACAGGAGAAGCCTGTACAACTTAGCCTGTTTGATATGTAGAAAGGAGCCGAACCAGCGCGCATAAAGGGTACCCGGTTCCTGAAAAAAATGACAAACAAAGAATTAAAAGAATATCTGAATACATTCCCGGATGATGCACCGGTAAGTTTTATTCTTGCAAATCCGAGAAAAAGAAAATTATATGAGAATGCCAACACATTCGGAATAACAGATCAGGGACAACCGGTGTTCTGCATTGAAGTCGGGGAAGAGAAAGACATGGATGCAGAAATGGTGGCAGCCTGCGAAGCGGATGAAAAAGCTGCGGATAATCTGGAAGGACAGATGGACATATCAGACTTCCCGGAGGTGATGCCATGATTAACGGAGAACTAATCGTTGACAACTTTGCCGGAGGCGGGGGCGCGTCCACTGGAATAGAGATGGCAACCGGATACAGTGTGGATATTGCCATTAACCATGATCCGGAAGCTATCCGGATGCACAAGGCTAATCACCCAAACACAAAGCATTACTGTGAGGATGTATGGCAGGTAGATCCGGTTGCAGCATGCAAAGGGCATCCGGTAGGTCTTGCCTGGTTCTCACCGGACTGCAAACACTTCAGCAAAGCGAAAGGCGGTAAGCCAAAGGATAAGTTTATCCGAGGTCTTGCATGGGTAGCCTGCAGATGGGCGGGACTTGTCCGACCAAGAGTGATCATGTTGGAAAACGTGGAAGAGTTTAAGACCTGGGGACCACTAAACAGAGGGCATCATCCCATTAAGAGCAAGCAGGGTAAGACATTTGAACGGTTTGTCCAGCAGCTTACAGATTTGGGCTATGAGGTGCAATTCAAGGAGTTGATTGCCGCTGACTATGGTGCACCAACTATGCGCAAGAGATTTTTCATGATCGCGAGGTGTGACGGTAATCCGATTGTATGGCCAGAGCCGACACATGGACCAGCTGACAGTGAGGCTGTTAAGGCTGGTCTCTTAAAACCGTATGTGGGTGCATACACGCAGTTAGACTTTTCCTTGCCGTGCCCCAGCATCTTTGACACCTCGGAAGAGATCAAAGAGAAATATGGAATCCGGGCGGTGCGACCGCTGGCACCGAAAACGATGGAGCGGATTGCAAGGGGATTGAAAAAGTTTGTATTCGAGAATCCAGAGCCATTTATTATTCAGTGCAACCACGGCGGCGAGCGTAGACCGAACGATATCCGGGATCCGATGCCAACTATAACCGGAAAGCACGGTTACGGTGTGGTAGAACCCTACATGATTCCTATTGGATATGGGGAAAGAGACGGGCAAGCACCCAGAGTACATGATATAGAGAAACCATTGCCAACCATAGTTGGAAGTGGAAAACATTATCTGTGCGAGCCGTACATGGTACAGATTGGGCAGACTGGATTTACGGCAGACAGAAGCAAGGATGTGAGAGAACCGCTCACAACCATAGTAAGCAAGAATGAACATTGCCTGATAAGTCCTACTCTGATCCAGTACCATTCCGAGACGGCGCAGGGAGAAGTCCGCGGGCAGACCATAAAAGATCCGATTATGACCGTTGATGGATCGAACCGGTATGGACTGGTTACCTCATTTCTGCATAAGTATTATGACGGTGGCTACAAGGGAGCAGGAGAGAGCATGGAGAAGCCATTGCCGACAGTCACCTCATGGGACCATAACAGTGTGGTGACGGCAAACTTGATCCAGATGAATAATCACTGTGACGGCCGGGACGTGAGGGATCCAATACCTACAATTACAGCCGGCGACGGGCACTTCGGAGAGGTTAGAGCCTTTTTGATTAAATATTATGGGGATGCTACCGGTCAGGACATTGAGCAACCGCTTGATACGGTTACGACCAAAGACAGATTTGGGTTGGTGACAATTGAGGGCGTGGATTATCAGATTGTGGATATCGGGCTTCGGATGCTGGAGCCGCGGGAGCTGTACGGATGCCAGGGATTTCCGGACGATTACATAATTGACCATGATTACACCGGAAAGACCTATCCGCGCAGCGAACAGGTCCGCCGATGTGGCAATGCGGTATGCCCGCCAATCCCTGCGGCACTGGTAAGAGCAAACCTGCCGGAATTATGCGTGGCGGAGCGTACACCAAACATGAGAATAGAAGCAGAGCAGACCGGGCAACTTCGGTTTGCGTAGGAGGCAGGCTATGACAGAGCATAATAAAAAGATTAGAGATAAGATTCTAAAGGCAATTATATCTTACACCACGGAGCATGGATACCCTCCTACGCTCCGTGAAATTGGGAACGAGGTAGGGCTGCATAGCAGTAGTGCAGTCCACCAACATATAACCTGGATGCTCGCGGATGGGATACTGGAGACAGATGCAGAAGGATCGCCGCGGGCAATACGGGTACCTGGATATGAGTTTCAGCAAGTTACCGGCAAGTTAAAATCCCCTGGTAATACGGGGGAGAAATCAAACTATCGAGGAAAATTCGGTAGATCGGCAAATTAAAAACAGGAGGAAAATCACATGAAATATTGCATTGAAACAACGGATAATGGTTGCATTGAAACTTTGGAAATTTCTGATAAAAAATTTCAGAGAGAATCCATAAGAACAGAATATGGTTGCACATCTTCTGATCCGGATTTTTCGGATCAGTTGGAAGAAGCAGGGTATTGTGATGAAATCGTGGAGAAAGTATATGACTTATATGATGGATGCGAAACTCTTGATTTCATTCAGTTAGCAGAACTGATAAATGAGTAACTTAGAATTTAGTGGAGGTAGAGCATGAGCTGTATGCGATGTATTTGCGAGCATTGTGCAAATAATCCAAACTGCTTTGATCATTGCCAGGGAGAGATGGAAACACCGTGCTTTAACTGCGATGATTGCATTCACTGGGATGGCAAGACGGGACGGGAGATGTGGAGGGACGCGTGCCACAAGTACAAGATAACGGAGTGCTGGGCAACTCGACTCAGGCGAAAAATGAAAATCATTTAGAATTTAGAGGAGGAACAATGAAACGAGGAGAAGTAACAAGGTTTCTGGGAGATCTATTGGTTGCCGATCGACTTTGCAAAAGAGGAAAGTATTACGCAAACGAAGTGAGCATAGACTACGGCACAAGTGATGTTAAAAGAATTGATTTCATGCAATTTGAACCTGCTGGAGTAACTGCAATCAGTGCGATAGAAAAAGGGATATTCACTTGTTATGAAATAAAGAGCTGTAGAGAAGATGTTTTTAGTGGGAATGGACTGAATTTCTTGGGAGAAAAAAATTACATAGTTACTACTATGGATTGTTATAAAAGCATCCAAGCGGATCTGAGAAGCGGAAAATTGGCTAAACATATTAAGGAATGCAATCCAAACTCATCACTATACTACGGAATAATGGTTGCAATACCGGAATATAGAGACCCTGCGGATGAATACGAGAATCCTACACCGCTGGATACAGATGCGTGTTGGAAGCTTGAAATAATATTACCATGCAGACAGGGAGAGAGAACAAGATCCATAACAGAGATGTTATTTTATATGTTAAGGAGTGGTCATTAAATTGAACTAAACTGAAATTTAGTAAAGGAGACGAAATGGAGATATTCAAAAATATTCTATTCAATATTTTGATTATTATGGGACTTATTGCAATTATCCTTACAACTATCTGGTGGTCGTTGGAATTACTCAATAAGATGTTCAAATTCACGAAGTACATTATCATGTACCACCAGTATAAAAAGAAAGAGGAATTATACGATCTGCGAAATAAGGTTATCGTAGCAAAGGACGGAGAAATATCCTATTCCTGTGTTGGAGATATTGATGAAGAGATCAAGATTCTCAACAAAGGGATAAAGTATTGCGAGAAAATAAAGAACTTGAATGAACGATTAACTAAATTTTAAAAAGGAGACTGGCTTATGTTGTCGGCTATAGCAGAAAAATAGGGAGAGCATAACACTCTCCCTATTTTTCTGCAATCATTCTGTTGATCTCCTGGCAGTCCTCCTGCGCTTGCTGATAGAGCGTGTAAGCCGTGTCGGCTTTTATTGCGGATCCTGCCTTTTCTGCTAGAATCCGATAGTCATTCATCTTCTGAGCGCATCCATACTGCGCATACTCCAATAATTTCTGTTTGTCCATATCCTTCTCCTTTGGTGGTCGGTTATCTGTTGCAATAAAATCATAGGTCTTTTTGTCGGATGATGTCAAAAGGTTTTCAGCGCAACTTCCGACTATTATTTTAAATATGTGTTGCCAAGTAAAAAATAACGGTTGTTGTTGAAAAGTAATAACGTATGTTATATAATTGGTGTATAATAGATTGTTTATGGAGTAGCTTATGCAGATTATCGAAAAGAATATCAAAGAGTTAATTCCATATGAGAAGAACCCACGGAAGAACGATAAATCCGTGGATAAAGTTGCGCAGAGCATTGAACAGTTTGGATTCCGTGTGCCGGTGGTGATAGACAAGGACAATGTCATCGTCTGCGGGCATACTAGGTACAAGGCGGCACAGAAGCTACACCTTGCATCTATTCCGTGCGTGGTGGCTGATGATTTGACGGATGAGCAGATAAAAGCATACCGACTGGCGGATAACAAGGTAAGTGAGGATTCCGAGTGGGATATTGACCTTTTGGCAGAAGAGTTGAATGGCATTATCGATATTGATATGTCTGATTTTGGGTTTTTAGATATTGAAGATGATTCAGACATAGAAGATGCACAAGAGGATAACTTTACTGCAGAGATTCCTGATGAACCAAAAGCAAAGTATGGAGATATTTATCAGCTTGGAAATCATAGGTTGATGTGCGGAGACAGCACAAGCGTTGATGATGTGAAGAATCTTATGGTGGGGGGGCAAGTAGCAAATATTGTGTTTACTGATCCTCCTTATGGATATAACTATCAATCAAACATGAGAGAAAAAAGTGAAAAATTTGATGTAATAGAAAATGACGATAAAATCTTAGACTTTTTTCCGAATGTAAAAATGTTTTGCAATGGTTTTGTATTTATCTGTACAACATGGAAAGTACTGGATAAATGGATTCCATTGTTTAAGCGATATTTCGACCTTACAAATATGATTATTTGGGATAAAGGCGGAGGCGGAATAGGAGATTTGAAACATACATTTGCAACAGATTATGAAGTAATATTGTGCGCTTCAAACGGAAAAGAAATCACAGGGAAAAGAATTGGATCTGTTTGGGCTATTGATAAAGATTCTGCAAACAGTTATGTACATCCTACGCAGAAGCCAGTTAAATTATCAGAATTAGCTATAAGAAATACAACAAACAAAAGAGATATTGTACTTGATTTGTTTGGTGGATCTGGATCAACACTTATAGCTTGCGAACAATTAAACAGAATCTGTTATATGATGGAATATGATCCTAAGTATGTTGATGTAATAATAAAGCGTTGGGAAGATTTTACAGGAAAGAAAGCTGTGTTATTGAATGAATAAAAGGGGTGAGTAACTATTGACGCGAGAGCAGAACCTAACTCCATTTACAAGCGAACAAAGCCGAGAAAAAGCCGCGGAGAATGGAAGAAAGGGCGGAATTGCTTCAGGGCAAGCAAAAAGACAGAAAAAGACCATGTCTGCTCTTGCAACGATGATGGTCAATGCACAGCTTCAAGGTGCCGTAAAAGACAAGGTAAAGCGGCAGTTTGGTTTGTCGGAAGACGATGACCTCACTATAGCATCCGCAATGATGGCGGGACAGATGCAATCAGCCATAAGGGGTGACAGCAAGGCATTTAATGCCATCTCTGCTCTTATCAAGGAGCAGGAGGACAAGGAAGCCAAGGCAGAAGCAGAGCGCATTGCAAAGCTTAATCAGCGTTACCATTTAGACCTTGATATGATCCCCGACAATTTTCATGCTGTGATCCGGGACATCCGAAACGAGAAACATCAGGAATATGTATTCAAAGGTGGTCGAGGCGGGACAAAGTCCTCTGACATTGCGCAGATCATTATTGAATTGATGCGCAACAACCATTATGTCCATGCTGTGGTATGCCGTAAGGTCGGCAACACTCTTAAAGATTCAGTATACAGTAAGATCAAGTGGGCTATTGGCAAGCAGGGATTAGCGGAGGAATTTGATGCACGCAAGTCACCGTTAGAGATCACGCTCAAAGCCACCGGGCAGAAGATATACTTCCGTGGTGCGGACGAGCCGGAGAAGATTAAATCTATCTCCCCAGAGTTTGGATATATTGCTATTCTGTGGTTTGAGGAACTGGATCAGTTCGCAGGACCAGAAGAAATTCGTAACATTACCCAGTCTGCCATCCGTGGCGGTGACAAAGCGTGGATATTTAAGTCATTCAACCCTCCAAAGACGTCGAATAACTGGGCGAATAAATATGTCTTAGAACCCAAGGACAATATGATCGTGCACCACTCCACCTATTTAGATGTGCCCCCGGAATGGTTGGGGCAACCGTTCATTGACGAAGCGGAGCATCTGAAAGAGGTAAATCCGGATGCATACGAACATGAGTACATGGGAATTGCAAACGGTAACGGTGGCAACGTGTTTGAATATTTGGAGATCAGGGAGATCAAAGATGAAGAGATTCGCACGTTTGATAGAATCTATCAGGGACAGGACTGGGGATGGTTCCCGGATCCGGCAGCGTTTATTCGGCTGGCATACAATCCGGCACAGGAATGCATATACATGATAGATGAGCATTATGTCAATAAGACAACAAATGCAGACAATGCAAAGTGGATCATTGACAAAGGGTACAATGATTATGCAATCACTTGTGATTCTGCAGAGAAAAAATCTACCAACGATTACAAAGATGCCGGTCTCCCTGCCAAAAATGCGATCAAAGGCCCTGGCTCTGTGGAATACGGAATGAAGTGGCTGCAAGGGCGCAAGATTGTAATTGACCCACGCAGGACACCGAATGCATACAAGGAATTTACGGAATATGAATACGAGCGGGACAAGGACGGAGAAATAATCAGCGGTTATCCCGATGAAAATAACCACTTGATAGATGCAACGAGATATGCTCTTGAAAGATTCTGCAACAAGCGAGGTACGAGCGCATAATGGGACTGATTCAGACTATAAAAGGATGGGTAAATATGCTGTTAAAGAGAAAAGCGGAAGATGAATTCCTGGTGGATGCTATCAACACAGACACGATGGACAAATTTATCAAGCAGTGTGTGCAGATCTATCAGGGTAAACCGGAATGGTTGGATGAGAAAGACCATATCAAGACTATCAACTTTGCAAAATCCATCTGCTCCGAGGTTGCGCGACTTGCCATTCTCGCAATCGGGATCACGGTTGATGGCTCTGCGCGGGCAGACTGGTTACAACAGCAGATCGAGAATGTGTATTTCAATCTCCGGCACTGGGTAGAATATGGCTGCGTGTACGGCACAGTGATCCTTAAGCCAAACGGCACGGGGATTGATCTGTTCACACCGGACAGATTCTTGGTGACGGAATGCGTAAATGATAAAATAACTGGTGTTATCTTCTATTTTTCTGAAAAAGTTAAAAAGGATCTGTGGTACACCCGACTGGAATATCACAGATTTTTTGATGATGGCTCTTATCTGATTGACAACGTGTGCTATGAGGGAAAGAGTAAGGATGATACATACAAAAAGGTTGATATCTCTGAGACACCGTGGAATGGATTGCTTGAGAGTGCTGTTATAGGTGGTATAGAACAGCCTTTGTACGGTGTCCTACGAACTCCCCAAGCGAATAACATCGACATCAACAGTCCGCTGTCTATGCCTATCTTCGCGGAAGCTATCGAGGAACTGAAAGACCTTGATATTGCTTACAGTCGAAACAGCAAAGAGATCGTGGACAGCAAGCGCACAGTGTTGATGGATGCCGACAAACTGTTCCCGTTCCAGGCTTCAGAGCTGTTTAGACTTGATCCCACTATTGCCGCAGGCAGGATGAAAGAAAAGATGGGTATGCCGGATTATGTCAAGGTGGTAGAGGGCAACGGATCAGATGACTTCTACCAGGAGATCAATCCTACCTTGCAGACACAGGCCAGACTTGATGGAATTAATGCTATTCTGTCACAGATCGGATATAAGATTGGCTTCAGTAATGGATATTTCGTATTCAATCAGAAAACTGGCATGGTTACCGCCACGCAGGTAGAATCAGATGACCGCAGGACAATCCAGTTTATCAAGGATGTCCGGGACAAATTAGAGGACTGTTTGGATGATACCATCTATGCACTGGATGTAATGGCTACCTTGTACGGACTGGCTCCGGCAGGAACATATGAAGTGACATATGACTTCGGAGATATTACATATAATCGAGAAGAAGACCGCCTTCGGTGGTGGCAATATGTTCAAGCGGGTAAGGTCCCGGCATGGATGTTTTTTAAAAAATTTGAGGGTATGAGCGAAGAAGAAGCCAAAGCTATGGTGGATGAAGCCCAGCCCAAGGAAGAAATGCTGTTTCCAGAGTAACTTGATTGCTCTTTTACCATTTAAGCATGATAGAACACAAATAACTTATCATCTTCTGCATTTGCGCTGACCGAGAAGTGAGAGAATAAGCGGTTATAGCCTCCTTTCTAAAAAAATCCTAAAGGGGTGATAGAGTGGCACATGACAAGAATTACTATGCATCAGAATTTCATAAATACTCTATCCACCGGACGGAAAAGGGTATTCGGATAGATATTAACTTCCAGCCATTGGGAGCGGCTCTTGACCGGGCACAGCTTGCGCTGGACAACCAAGTATGGCACGATATGCAACGGCATATGCCACGGAGAGACGGGGAGTTGATCCGTAGAACCAACGCTCTGAATGAAGTGTCTGCAGGATCGGGTGAAGTCCATGTGTATGATCCTACTCTGCCGTATGCGCATTATATGTACATGGGTGAAAAATATATAGATCCTGTGTGGCGGGTTGGTGGCTTTTACGGTATATTGCCGGATAAAGAGGGACAATGGTGGAGTCGCAGGGGTGTAAGTAAGATTCCGAGCGGAGAACCGCTGAAATATACTAACCCGGAAGCTGTCTCTCTGTGGGATGTGGAAGCTATTGAGAGATACGGTGATGACTGGGTGGAGGTAGTCAGACGGGTATTAGAAGGGAGTGACTTGAATAATTGATAACTCCTGAATATTTGAATGAGGTGATCCAAGGGGTAGAACTGGCGGTCAATCGTCTGAACAACCAGTTGCTGAAAGAGGTAGTAAAAAAGATCGTAGAAGCCTTTTACTCCGGCAAAGACATATTGATGCCGTCTACCATACATAAATTGCATCAGATTGTGCAGAGCGGATACACGCTGGACGAGATTCGAAAGACCATAGAGGATGCACTGCCGGATATATCCTCAGAGATCCATAAGGCCTTTTTGGAATCTGCTAACACCATAGCAGCATACAACTATGAGTTTTCCAAACTGATGATCCATGAGTACAACATCAACCGGGAGATGCCGGAATATACTTTTGAAAACATTCCGCGGTCTGCCAAGGATCTGAACATGACCCGTATGGAGATCATGAAACTGGAAAACGCATACAAGCGCACAAATGGCACTGTCAGAAATCTGACCAAGACCACTGCGATATCTGTGCAGAATGAATATATACAAGCTTGTGACGATGCTTTTATGAAAGCACAGGCGGGAGTGCCGGTACAGCAAGCTGTCAATGAGGTTGTAGAAAAGCTTGCTAAACAAGGAATCACGACAGTAGAATATCCCACCAAGCACACAGATAAGATTGATGTTGCTATTGCAAGGGCAGTTCGCACTGGAATCAACCAGGCAAACAGCGAGATTATTCTTACCCGCTGCGCAGAAATGGGAATCCAGTATGTAAAAGTCAGTCAGCATTTGGGAGCGAGAGTTACCAAGAATGACGATTACAAAAACCATTCATGGTGGCAAGGTAAGATTTATTCCCTTGACTGGACAAAGGATGTTCTTAGCAAAAACATGACATCTGTTCCGATACAGGATGACGAATTTGGTTATTTGCAAGAATTAAAGCAGAAACTCATGGTAGAAAAGAAATATAACTATCCTGACTTTGTGGAAACTTGCGGATATGGTCAGATTGAGGGAATTATCGGTATAAACTGCCGCCATACGTTTCAAATGTGGCTTCCGGAAATCAATATCAATCATGATGAGCCGATTGACCCGAAAGAGAATGAAGAGCGGTATCGGCATGAGCAGAAACAGCGGGAAATGGAGCGTAGCATCCGTAGAATGAAAGGTGAGAGGAAGGCTCTGCAGCAGATACCACGGAATAAGGACACGGATGCCAAGATTGCACTCTTGACAGAAAAAATTAAGAAAGCTGTCGAGAAGTACCAGGAACATTGCAAAAAATACGGTCTGCCATATTATTCTGACAGACTGGGAATAGGGGTGATATGATGTACACATATTATAATCCGAATCCGAACGGAGCAACGGTCGGTGACTGTGTTGTCCGGGCACTGTGCAAGGCTTTTTGCATGGACTGGGACAAGTGCTTTTCGGAACTGGTCGCATATGCCTACTGGCTGAAGGATATGCCATCTGCCAACCGTGTATGGGGTAAACTGCTTGCAGACAAGAGATATCACCGTAAAATCTGTGATTGCGACTGCACGGTAGAGGAATTTTCCGAAGAGCACACGGACGGTATTTACATCCTTGCAATGCAAGGGCATGTTGTCTGTGTAATCGACGGTGTTTATTATGATTCGTGGGATTCCGGGCGGGAAGTACCACTGTATTACTGGCAGAAATAAAAGTACAAAAGGAGAATAATCATTATGGAGTTTTTGAACACATTTCTTTCGATTTGTGGCGGTGTTTCGATTGTGGGCGGTGCGGTTGCTATTGTATGGAAAGCTATTAATCCAGCGGTTAAACTGGGAAAGCGTGTTGAAGAGTTGGAAAAGAAAGCTGATAATGATTATGAATCCATAGAAGCTATAAAAAATGCGCAGTCTCTTCTCTGCCAAGGAATGATAGCCATGATTGATGCTCAGTTAACCGGTAACAACGTGGAAAATCTGAAAAAAACCAAGGATAGCATGATTAAATATCTTGCGGATTCCAAATAGTGGGGGATAAAAATTGAAAATCTGTGAATTTACAATGCCGGAAATCAGGTATCTACTGGCAGAATGTAATTTTACAGAGGATGAGCGCACACTGTTTGACATGCGGTGCGTGGATGTACCACTGGAAGAATGTGCTGAGCGAATGAATGTGTCTCTCAGTACTGCCAATAGGCTAAATAAGCGAATAAAAGAAAAGATATGGAGAGTTAATAATGGGATATAGTTTGAGTAAATTATCAAAAAAATGTGAGGCTTGTCCGCAAGTAAATTCATGCGGCCATAAGAGAATGGAAATGTATGCATTGGCAGAGTTGCCACCGAAAGCGTGTGCGGATGCAGTGCAGAATGCTTCTGCAAGTGCATCAATGCCGATTCTCCGAGAGCGGATCGAAAGCCCATTAAGTCCATTTGTCTATAAAGATGAACTTGAAAAGGCATTAAACGATGCTCTTTTTAGAGATAGATTTCTTATGTATGGCGCATGATGTGACACTTTTTAGAGAGTTTACCGAAATGGTAGGCTCTTTTTTTATACCTTAAAATCAAAGTATGAAAAAAGGTTATAGCAATCTCTATTTATCCACGGATGATAGGGATATCATGGACGAACTGAATAGACTGGAGGAAAAGAACAATGCCGTATCCGCAGAACCCTTACATGAATTATCAGACCGGCTATCAGCCACAGGCTTTACCGACTATGCAATCGCAAGCATCCTATCCTGCTCCCTCATCTAATGGGATTAACTGGGTGTCTGGAGAAAGCGGTGCAAAGTCATGGATCGTTGGCAGAGGGGAATCTGTATTACTGATGGACAGCGAGAGCCAGTGTTTTTACCTCAAATCAGCAGATGCAAGCGGTATGCCTTTGCCACTACGGGTATTTGATTACACAGAACGCACGCAGAACGCTCCACAAGGCTTACAGAGCGTCTTAAATCAATCCAGTGATGATTTTATCACACGGAACGAATTTTACGATTTAAAGGCAAAATATGAGGAGTTGGAAAGACAAGTAAAATCATCCAGCAAGCCGGCTGTTAGAAAGAAAGAGGTGACAGAGAATGAGTAACTCTTTGTACAATCAGGTTAATCAAGACAGCCCTATGTCTATGGTGCAGCAGTTTAATCAATTCTGCCGGCAGATGCATGGAGTTAATCCTCAAACCATGTTGATGGATATGCTCCGGTCGGGAAAAATCAATCAGCAACAGCTTAACCAGGCACAGCAAATGGCACAGCAAATGCAATATTTACTACGGCAATAAGTCGGGTCGACACGGCTTTAAGCAAATAAATCATAATCGGAGGAGATTATAATGACAGACGGATTATCAGCAAGTGATGTTGCTCTCTTACAGGGTAACAGAAACAGTAACGATGATGGTATGTGGGGCGGTAACGGTGCATGGTGGATCGTTTTGTTCCTGATTTTCGGTTGGGGCAGAAATGGCTTCGGCTTTGGCGGTGGTTCTGGATCCGCAACAGACGGATACATTTTAACTTCCGACTTTGCCAACATCGAGCGCAAGATTGATAGTGTCAACACCGGGATGTGTGATGGTTTTTACACGCAGGCACAGCTTATCAATGGTGTAAACAACAACATCTTAACACAGGGCAATGCTACCAATGTGGCACTGATGCAGGGATTCAACGGTTTGCAGACTCAGATCGCAGATTGTTGCTGCCAGAACCGCTATGATGCACTGCAGAACGCTAACACCACCAACAATGCGATTCAGAGTGGCTTCTGCCAGACGAATTTCAATAACTCTAACAACACTAGAGATATTATCGAGAGTCAGAACGCAGGAACCCGTGCAATCCTTGAAGCAATCCAGGCTAACAAGGTTGAGGCTCTTAATCAGCGTATTGCTGAGCAGAATCAGCAGATCAATTCCTTACAGCTTGCGGCATCTCAGAGCGCACAGAACCAGTACCTTGTAAACCAGTTGAGACCCAGTCCTACACCTGCATACGTGGTACAGAACCCGTACTGTTGCTGTGGACAGACTTATGCCGGGTATTATAACGGTACCACAATTGCATAGCGAGTAATCGGAGCGTAAGGCTTATTCAGGAATAGGGTGTGCCTGCGGGTGCGCTCTATTTTTGACAGAAAGAGGTGAATATTATGTATTTAGGACGAGTAACGGGATGGACTTCTGTGGTTGGTCAGTATATCCCTTTTCAGACTGTAAAAAACACCAACAGCAAAATCACAAACAGCAACGGTCTTTTGTCTCTGCGGACTGGCGGCCTGTGGGACATTGATGCCGCGCTTACACTGTCCGGGGTTGCCGGGAATGTTGTTGTTTCGGTACTGGCAGACGGTGTTGCTACTGGAGCGACAGTAACAGCCACCACCACAGCGGCGGGATTTGTGACGGTGCCGATTGTAGATGCAATTAGGACCGTACTGGCGCAGTATCCTAATGTTGCAAATGTTGGTTTGCAGATTGATACTGCCGGTGTGACAGTAAGCGGCACTCTGCGTGTCGAAAATGTGAGGTGAGTATAATGAGACATGACAAGATGTTAGATGTAATTTGCGAGGAAATCGACAAGATTGCGGATAAGGGGTTGACCACTGGAAATCTTGATACCGCATTCAAACTGATTGATATGTACAAGGATCTCAAGACTGTTGAGGGCATGGAAGAGTACGATGATGACCGATACAGCCAGGCAAGAGGACGAATGAGAGCCAAGAGAGACAGCATGGGACGGTATTCCCGCAGATACGATGATGGAAACTCTTACGATGACGGTGATTACTCTGAGAGAAGATACATGGACAGCAAGCGGATGTACCGGAATGACCATTCTATTGCCAGTAAGCAGAGTATGCTTGCCGATCTTGAGGACTTCATGGGAGATATGCATAACAAGCTAAAAGAACTTAAGCGTGATGCTGATACTCCAGAAGAACGTGAGACCATCGACAAGTACATTAAGATGCTTGAAAGAATGTAAAATCAGAAGAGGGCAGGTAAAACTGCTCTCTTTTTATGCAAAATAACATGTGATATAAAAACACTCGATATTTAATATTTACATAAAATAACAAGTGTGATAAAATTAAATCGCAGGCAACCATATATTCTTTCAGACCTCTCCTAAAGGCGAAAGCCCTGCGTGATAGTTTAATGGCAAAAACTGCACTGTGGAAATGGTGCAATATCGGTTCGATTCCGGTTCATGCGGTTTGGTCGGCAGACCTAAAATAACAAGCATACACAACAACATGGTCGATGGTTACAGACCTAAAATAACCTAATATGGAGGATATGTATGAAAACAGAGGAATTAAAAGCACAGGGATTAACTCAGGAGCAGATCAATTTTGTCATGGCTGAGAACGGAAAGGATATCGACAAGATCCAAAAGAAACTGGACGATATGACCGCGGAGCGTGACAAGGAAAAAAGCAGGGCAGATACCGCGGAAGAGACATTAAAAGGTTTTGACGGGGTTGATGTTGAAAAGTTGAACAAGTCCATTGCGGACTGGAAGAAAAAGGCAGAAGATGCAGAGAAAGATTATAATCAGAAGATTGCTGACAGAGATTTCAATGATCTGCTGAAAGAAGCTATCAAATCTGCCAACGGTCTGAATGAAAAAGCCATCATGGGATGCCTTGACATTCCCACTCTGAAAGCATCCAAGAATCAGAAATCTGATATTGAAAGTGCTATTAAGGCTCTGTCAAAAGCTGAGGACAGCAAGATGCTGTTTAAGGCAGAGAATAGTGCTACTCCCCATTTTACAAGCGTAAATAAGGGTGGTAACAATGGTAGCGGCATCAAATCCAAGGATGATATCTATGCTACCGATGACAAGGGGAGATTCAAGTATACACCGGAACAGCGCGCACAGCTGATCGCGGATAATCCTGGTCTCTTCCAGTAACCCATCTAACCGGTTCGCAATTTGAGCGGATCGCTGACCAACAAAAATTATTGGAGGTATTTTTTATGGCAAACATTACGACAACCGCAGAAGAGAATCTGATCAAAAATGCCAACCTTGCGACAGCAAGACAGATTGATTTTGTGTCCAGTTTTGGCTATTCCACCAAGAAACTGATGGAACTGCTTGGTGTCATGAGATTGATTCCCAAGCAGGCAGGCACTCTGCTTAAGAGACACACAGTAACTGGTACTCTTCAGAGCGGTGCTGTTCCCGAGGGTGAGATCATCCCTCTGTCCCAGTACACCACTACAGATACACCCATCGGAGAGATTACTCTTGACAAGTGGAGAAAAGCCACTTCCGCAGAAGCTATTCTGGACAAGGGATATGATCAGGCGGTAAATGAGACCCGGACCAAGATGCTGCAGGACATTCAGACCGGCATCAGAAGCAGTATCATCTCCTCTCTTACTATCTCTGGGCAGCCTACCGTAACTGGTGTAGGTATCCAGGCTGCACTGGCGCAGGCATGGGCTAAGCTGCAGATTGCGTTTGAGAACGATAATGTTGATACGGTTTACTTTGTAAATCCTACCGACATTGCTGATTATCTGGGTAAGGCACAGATCACTGTACAGAATGCATTCGGCTTCTCCTATGTTGAGAATTTCCTCGGTCTTGGTACCGTGATCATCAACAGCGGAATTACTGCCGGAACATTCTTTGCAACCGCAAAGCAGAACATGGTTGGTTACTATGTTCCTGCCAACGAGAGCGATCTTGCAAAGGCATTCAGTTTTGTATCCGACGAGACTGGAATGATTGCAATCCATGAGTCCGCTGATTACGACCGTCTGACCGCAGATGACACCATCCTGTCCGGTATCAAGATTTTTGCTGATATGACCGCAGGAGTTGTAAAGGGTACGATCACTCAGGCGGCAGCGGCAAGCCTGGGGGAATAACAGGCTATAGCTTACGAAAATACACAGCCGAAGATCTGAATGGCATGACGGTTGCCGAAATCAGGTCTTTGGCTGATGAGTTGGGCTATAGCATAACCAAGACAAAGAAAGCAGACATTATTGACGAATTTTTAGCACAGCAGGGGTAAATCAGTATGTATGTAGACTATGAGTTTTACAAAACTTTATACGGGACTACTGTTGATGAGACGGTTTTCAATCGGCTCATTTGGAACGCTGAAAAGCTTGTCAAGAATGCTGTGACGGGTGTTGATGGTAGATGCAAGTTGGATTTTGCATTCCCGGATGCGGCATACGATGCCGAAGCGGTCAAACGCTGTGAATGTGCTTTGGTGGACATCATGGCAAAGATTGACAAGGCAGAAACAGAAGCAGAGGGCAATAAAACCATAAAATCCAGAACCGCCGGGAATGAGAGTATCTCTTATGATACCGGAGGCGGTCTAATAGGAAAGGTCTTGTCAGACAAATCTGCACAGACAAAGTTGTATGCGGATACCATAAACGAATACCTGAGAGGTACAAAAGACAAAAACGGAGTAAATCTTCTGTTTGGTGGAGCATATCCATTCTATTATACGGAGGTGTAACATGGAAATTGCAATTACAAGCATTGCACAGTTATTGACCATTATCGGAATACTGGCATTCCTTGTGTCCTTAATTACCCAGGTATTCAAGGGTGTAAGTTTTCTTTCAAAGATTCCGACCGATATTCTCGTGTTTGTCCTGTCTATTGGACTGACTGTGATTGTATTTATCGCATATATGCAGTACATTCGGCAGACTATCTTATGGTACATGATCCTTGCAGCCATCATAGCCGGATTCATCGTGGCATTTGTGGCTATGTACGGTTGGGAGAAATTCTCGGAACTGTGGAAAAGATTTAATAAAAAAGAGTAAAGAGGTAGGGTGCTATGTATTCCGATACAGTAACGATTTTCAACCGATATGAGAGCCGTTTGGGGGATATGTGGTACCCTACTGTTTTGCATGATGTAAATGTCATGGCGGACCGTTCTGCTATCGTCCAGAAGTACGGGGAAGAGTCCAAGGACAATGTGGTTCTGAATGTTCGGTACGATGCAGGAGATATGATTGCCGGGAAAAGCTATCTTACTCCAAAGGCATGGGACAGACAGACAAATGATCTTCTGCCACAGACAATTACATTCACACCGGGAGAAAAATTCGATTTCTTTTATGTTGGGGAATGGACGGAAGATCCAGTTGCGGATGATGACTATGAGAACGGATTTTACGATTACATGAACAGCACCTATGACGGTGTGTATGCCGTAACTTCCGTGTCGAAACTGGGAGTTATACCGCATTTTGAGATCACGGGAAAGTAGGTGCATCATGGCAGATAAAAAAGAAGAAGTAAGATATGATCTTGACGGGCAAGAAGTTGTCACTACTGCTCTGATGGATCTTATCAATCAGTATCCTGGATTGTCTCCGGGAGATTCCATAGAATACGCTACACTGGGTGATTCCAAGGGAAAAGCGGTGTTTCCGTCAACCGGGAGCGCAATTCGGCAGGAAAAGACGGATGTGACTGGTCATGTGGAGCAGACCTGTGATTACCCATTTATCGTGGTTTACCGGGCGAGCGGGCTATCGGAGAGCCGCAAGACAAAGGTCAAGGAATGGCTTGATAATCTTGGCAGATGGTTGGAGCGGCAGACTATAACAGTAAATGATGCAGAGTATCGGTTGGAAGAGTATCCGATTCTTACGGGGGATAGGGAGTTCAAGCAGATACAGAGAGTAAGTCCGTCATACCTTGATTCTATCAACGAGGACAAGGCGGAAAACTGGATCATTAACATCACAGCAACTTATAAAAATGAATTTGACTTGTAGAAGTCGACCGGGTGGCAATATGGAAGCCACTCGCTAACCTAATCACTCAAACAGTTATAGGTAGGAGGTTATTTTTTTATGAAATTAAAGCGAGAAGCACACGCACTTTACATGAAACCGGCAAGTGGTACTCTTTCACCGACATATTACTTACTGGGAAAAGGTATTGATGACATGAGTGTCGAAATGAATGGATCTTTTGAGCAGACCAAAGATGTCACTGGTGATGTATCTGTAAGTGACACGGGATACGCTCCTCAGGTCAGCGTAGAACCGTATCATGCAGACCCGGCAGATTCAATTTACGATTTCCTTAAGGATATTGCTATGAATCGCAAGTCCGGTGATGACTGCAAGGTGAAAATCCTTGAAGTACTGATTGACAAGACTGATGCCGGAAATAAATACGATGCATGGGAAGAGGATGGCAAGGTGGAGATCACTTCTTATGGCGGTGATACTTCCGGGCTGGGGATCAACTTCAATCTTTGGTATGACGGAAACCGAACCAAAGGAACCGCAACCATTGCTGCTAAGGTGCCTACATTCACAGCAGGCGACACAGAATAAGAAAGAGAGGATGAAAGAATATGGGAAAAATCGTAGTTGATAGAGGACTTGAACAGTACACCATTGAGGACAAGAACGGAACCGTGCTCGGTAAGTTTGAAATGAATCCTGCGGATGTGGAACTGGTCAAGCGGTATGAGCACGTAGCTGAAGCAGTGAGCCATATCGCAGACAATGTGGATGAGCGCAAGGATATTGTGGACATTGTGAAAGAAATGGAAGAAGAACTGGATAAGCAGATTGACTATCTGTTCAATTCTAACGTATCGCAGAGTTTCTTTTCCATCACATCCCCATTTACTGTTCTGGCCAACGGTGAGTTTTTTGTGGAGAACGTGCTCAATGCTATCGGCAAGCTGATTGAATCAGAGACCGGCAAGCGGTTTAAAAAGGTACAGACCAAAATCAACCAGTATACCAGTAAGTACCATAAGTGAGGTTTGGAATGAATCTATGGGAATTGCCTACATCCGTGACAGCAAACGGACATGAATATCCTATCAGGACAGATTATAGGGCGGTGTTGGATGTGCTGACCGCCCTATCTGACAAGGATATGACCGGTGATACACCGGAAGAAACAAATTACATCCAAAGTGAGATTATCCGGCAGATCATGTTTGAGGATCCCGACAGCATACCTAATGAAGATTTGGAAGATGCATTCAAAGGTGTCGCGGAATTTATTGACATGGGTGTCGAAAAGACGGACAAACCAAGTCCGCGGGTAATGGACTGGGAGCAGGATGCAACACTAATCATCCCGGCAGTAAACCGTGTGGTTGGTAGAGAAATCCGCGCGGACAAATATATGCACTGGTGGACATTTCTGTCAGCGTACATGGAGATAGGCGAGTGTACTTTTACTCATATCCTATCCATCCGGCAGAAAAGAGCCACCGGGAAGAAATTAGAAAAGTGGGAGCAGGATTACATCCGGGACAACAAGGATGTTGTACTGCTTAAGGATAAATTGACAGAGCAAGAGAAGCGGGAGCGCGATGAAGATGAAAAGGCCCTCAAGGAACTGCTCGGATAGGCGGTGCGTGTGGCAAATAATGCTGTTGTAATTGATACTGAAATTAGAATAGACCAAGCTAAAAAGGAAATTTCTAATTTAGAGTCCTATATAAAAAATTTGGAAGCAACAAAAGAAAGAATGGATAGAATTTTTTCCACATCTAAAGAAATTGGAATTGCTCCAAGTCAAGATGATTTGAAGTATTACAATACACTTGTTTCTGAAATAGATAGGGCAAAAAATAACATATCTGGACTTAATGCAGAAATACAGTCTTTGGAAAATTCTAAAAACGGAATGGAAGATAAGGCAAATAGTATTAAGAATATCAGAGACGCTTCTGAAAAAGCATCTAAATCTATCAGAAAAATGGGAGATTCTGCTAAAAAAAGCAGTGGAGGTTTCAAAGTTGGTTTAAAAACCATGCTTAAATATGTTTTTGGAGTTCAAAGTCTGATAGCACTTATCAATAAGTTGCGCTCTGCAATGGTTGAAGGCTTCAAGAACCTTGCTCAATTCAATGATGGGGTAAATCCTACCAACACGGCATTGAGCAACCTTAAATCGGCTCTCACGCAGTTAAAGAACAGCTTTGCTGTGGCATTTGCACCGATTCTGACGGTAATAGAACCGATTCTGACAAGGCTTATCAGATTGTTGAGCACTGCCATGAATTATGTCGGTCAGTTTTTTGCGGCACTGACCGGAGCAAGTACCTTCACAAAGGCTATCAAGGTGCAAGAGAACTATGCAAAGAGCCTTAATGGGACCGCGGCGGCGGCAAAAAAAGCAAAAGGATCATTGGCAAGCATTGATGAACTGAATAACCAGTCCAAGCAGGACAGCAGCGGTGCAGGAGGTACAGTGTCTCCCAACGATATGTTTGAGGTTTCACCGATTGAGAGCAAGATTGCTGGATTGGCAGGCAAACTGAAATCCATTCTTGATCCGATAAAAGAAAGTCTGCAGAACTGGTTTAAAAATATTGATTTCCAACCGCTGATTGACAGCTTTGAAAAACTAAAAACAGCCATTGAGCCATTGGCAGATAATATCGGAAAAGGCCTTTTGTGGCTACTTGAGAACGTTTTAGAACCGCTCGGTAGTTTTGTGATTGAAGATGCACTCCCGACATTTTTTAATCTGTTGGCCAGTGCAGTAGAAGCTTGCAATAAGGCATTTGAAGTGATCTCTCCGTATCTGAGTGAGATATGGAACGAAGTGTTTGCTCCATTCGCAGCATTCCTCGGAGAGACATTTGTTGGAATATTGAACGATGTGTCTCAATTTTTCTCCGACATGGGAAATATGTTCGTGGAAAAATCGGAAGAAATTGGAACTATATTTGAGTTTCTGAAAAACGTATTGAACCTTGTATCAATAAAATGGAAGGTATGCATCCAGGCTATGTCTGGTCAGTTAAAGCCTTTTCTGACAATGGTTAAAAATATTATATCCCATGTAATTGATATTTTAAGCGGTTTGATCAAGTTTATCACTGGAGTATTCACCGGAAATTGGAAGCAGGCATGGGAAGGTGTGAAAGATGTCCTTAAGGGCATCCTTAATGTCATCATTGATATAGTTGAGGGAAGCATAAACAGAATCATTGGTGCGCTGAATGCAATTAGTTTTGACATCCCCGATATAGTGCCCGGCATTGGTGGAAAGCATATCGGATTTAACATCACACCAGTATCACTGCCCCGTCTTGCAACCGGTACGGTTGTTCCCAGACAGTCAAGAGAGTTTGCAGCTATACTGGGTGACAACAACAGAGAGACAGAGGTTGTATCCCCTATATCTACTATCAAACAGGCTTTGGTTGAAGCATTGCAAGAAAGTGGAGCATTTCAGAAAAGTAACAACGGAGAATATGTTGTTGTTTATATGAACGAGATTGAACTTCTTCGTGCTGTAAAAAAAGGAAATGACAGTTATATAAATCGAACTGGAAAAAGCGCATTTCAGTATTAATTGGGAGGTGTAAATTTGTATTCCGGGTTTTTATTAAAAATAGGCAATGAAATATTCAATATGAAGTATATAAAAGAAAAAACATACAAGGGATATGCATCCGTGCAGGACCTTGATTCTTACCGGGATGCAAACGGTGTGTTACATCGGGAAGCACTGTCTCATGTACCTATCAAGTGCGAGTTTGAAACTATACCGTTAGATAATGAACAATATGGACAAATTATGGATATGATTCGAAGAAATTATATTAATGAATTGGAAAGAAAAGTTTCAATTACCGCGTTTATATTGGAATATAACGGATATGTAACACAAGATGCGTATATGGCAGAACCGCAACCTCAGATACAAACTATAAAAGATAACAATATACAATATGCACCATTAAGAATTGCATTTATAGGATATTGATATGATTAATTACGAATATGAATCATTATTTCTTGAAAATTCCATAAAAAGAGAAATATCTATTAAATTCAATGGCGGTACACTCGACAATACAGATTTGCACTGCGAGGAATGGTCTTTGAAAGAGGGACTTTGCTCGGAAAACGAATTACGTTTTGGATGTTGTGAAGCATCTGAACTGAAATTTCGTGTAACAAATTCCGTCAGCAGTTTAAAAAACAAAAAACTAAGTGTTTTTTCTATTTTGGGAGGACATTCTGAAAAACCGTTTCAATATGGTGATTATAATGTAATATCTGATGAAAAATCCGGAGATAGAAAATATCGAGATATCACAGCTTATGACAAAATGTACGACGTTGCAAATGCCGATGTATCTGCATGGTACAACAGTTTAGCGTTTCCTTTATCATTATTAAATTTTCGAAACAGTTTTTGCGAATATTTAGGTATTGATTCGGAGACAATTAGTCTTGTAAACGATTCAATGCTAGTTGAAAAAACTATAAAGCCAAGTGAATTGTCAGGTAAAAAAGTATTAGAAGCAATTTGTGAAATAAACGGATGTTTTGGACATTTTGGTAGAAATGGAAAACTTCAGTACATAATTTTGCAGATGATGAGCCAGGGATTGTATCCCAAAAAAGGGTTATATCCTCAAAAAGGTTTATATCCTCAGTCTAACACAAATGTCACAAAAGTTCCGGGCAACAGTTACATATCTTGCCAATACGAAGATTATATATGCAAAAAAATTGATAAATTACAAATTCGACAGACTGAAAGTGATATTGGTGCAATATCCGGTACTGGAAATAACTGCTATATTATTGAAAACAATTTTTTGGTATATGGAAAATCTGCAAAAGAGTTGCAGATCATAGCAGACAATGTCCTTAGTATTATTTACGGAATATGGTACAGACCGGCAAAAATTACAGCGCAAGGAAACCCTTGTATAGAAGTCGGTGACGGAATCAGAGTAAATACAAAAACAGATTTAGTTTACACGTATGTAATGCAAAGAACCTTAAATGGTATTCAGAAATTGCAAGACAGTTATTTTAGCGAAGGTAAAGAATACCGTACCAAAAAGGTAAATGGTTATGAATATGATATTAAGCAATTACTTGGAAAGACAAATGAGTTAGAACGTACTGTTGAGGAAACTCGGTCTGAAATCAAGGATGTAGAGAATGGCCTGGATACGAAGATTACACAGACAGCAGGAAAGATTGAACTTGAAGCAAAAAGGGCTACAGATGCAGAAGTAGAATTAGCAGCGGCAATATCTTTGCAGTCAGATCAAATTAAACTGAAAGTCTCCAAAGGCGATGTCAGTTCGCAGTTGAGCGTTGAGAGTGGACAGGTAAGTATTTCTGGAAACCGTTTTGTATTGGAAGCAGATAACTGTAGCATATCAGCAGATGGAACTATAACAGCTAAAAATGCAGTAATGACTGGTAGTTTTAAGTCTATAGGAGAAGACGGGAGTTACACAGAAGTATCATCAGGTGAAATTAAATTTTATAACGAACTATTGCAAAGCACAGGATCTATAAAAGGATTGGGACAATATCTTACTATTGATGCTTCAATGGTAAGTGTAAGCGGAATTTTAGTGGTAGGAAATGGAGCAACATATGATTCACAATATGTAAAAAACATATCAACAACTTCTCAAATATTGGGCAGTAAGACAGTACTGACAAGTGCCACATTAAGTGTCACAAAAAATTATATAAATGGAACCGTATCAGATGTATCTTTGGTAACACAAACAGCCAATGTTGCTGATTATCCTGGACATAATGTTAATTTTATTACAGGAGTTTCATCACTTGGAGGTTTGCTCACTGCAACATCTGGAATTGTCACACTTATGACGTAGGAGATTTATTATGGTAAAAAAAATATTTATTCTTCAAACGATTATTGGAAAAACAATGAAAGAAGTAATGGAAGAAAGGCAAGAAATTCAGCAATATATAGCTTTTACCATTGGAATTTTCACGTTTACGGAAATCAATGCAACATTGTTTAGCACGGAAGATGGCGATGGTTTTGAAGAGTTTATGAAGCAACTTATTGACATGTCGGATACAGTGGTTGCACAGAGCGGATATGAGGTATCTGAACTGTGCAAAAATCTGTATGCGTATGCAGAAGAGCAAGGAAAAGAAATCTATGTAAGGGAGAATTGATATGGCAGCAAATTTTGAGATTAAGAAATTAAAAAGCAACCTTGTGACAGTATTAAATCAAACACCGTTGCCTATCGAGGTGAAAAGGCTTGTACTGTATGAAGTATATTCGGAGACTAAACAGTTATCAGATATGCAGATTATGAAAGAGGAAAACGAGGTAACTACAGATGGCAATGAATAAGGTTTATACCAGAATTAACTGGGAAGATTACCCCAGTGAAAACACGGATTTAGATGCATACAATCTTAATCAGATGGATTCTGCTATTGATGCGTTAGACAACCGTATCGTATCACAGGATGCCTTAAAAGTAGACAAGTCTGCAATAAACGGAAACATTGCTGATTGGACTATGGATGAAACAACCGGTGTTATTACTATTACAAAATACAACGGTGAAAAAGTAATTTTTGACCTTAATATTGAAAAAATACCTGTCGAATTTTCCATGTCTGATGATGGAATCATTACCATGACTACAGAAGATGGAACACAGTTTACAGCTGATATTGGTTCTATGATTCCGGTGTTGACATTTGAAGATTCTGCAACCATAGCTGTATCCGTGACTGGTACTGGAAAGAATAAGACTTATTCTTTTTCAATCAAAACAGGATCAGTAACAGATGCTATGCTACAGCCTAATTATTTAGCAGATATTAGAGTAGAATCCGCAAATGCATCTGCTTATGCGCAATCCGCAAATGCAAAATCTGTATTGGCTGAATCTTATGCCATAGGTGGAACCGGAACAAGAGAAGGAGAAGATACTGATAACGCAAAGTATTATATGGAGCAGGCAAAACAGCAAACAGGAGGTATACCTACAAAGGTTAGTGAATTAGAGAATGACGCTGGATATATCAAAAAAGATGTTGATAATCTTGTGAATTACTACGACAAGACCACTACCGACCAAAAATTAGCCAACATTGACTTGACTGATTATCTCAAAAAGACAGGTGATGCTTCCAACACAACCGTAACATTTACCGAGCCAACCGAACTTGCACAGCCGACCACAGGTGAGAAACTCAGCGGAATTATCGGCAAGGTTAGCCTTGCGATAAAGAACATCAAGACATTAATTACGCTCATAGGCAATACTGATATTTCATCAATCGGTGACGGAACTGTCACAGGTGCGATTAGTGATGTAAATAGCAAGTTAGGTAACTTTTATTTATTATATTCTCATTTGTGTGGGACTGCCGGAAATTCTATTTGGAGACAAAATCCTCAATTTCCAGAAGAATATTATGCTCAATATACAGTCCCGGAGAAAGAAGGTTATAGATTCTTTTTCTCGTTTTGGCAAATATCTTGGACAAACAATAATGAATATTGTAATTATCTTATACGTAATCCTTTTTTACACGAAAAAAATGGTAATATCGAGGTATATTCCAAGGATGGAACACCTACTTTTGTGCCAGTATTCTTATGCATATATCTTCCAGTGTAAAATTGCCATTTACAGAAGTAGTCATAGCAGATGGGCGGAGATTAAAAACATAACAATTATTAAAAAATACAGAAAGGAAAATAAAATGAAAACAGGAAACGAATTAGTTGCATACGCAAAAAAACGTCTTGGCACTCCGTATTTTTACGGAGCCAAGATCCATGAGGGTGCGTTGACGGAACGCAAGATGAGCACTATGCACGCTATGTATCCCAAGGTGGTCACCACTTATTACATGGCCAAGGCAAGGCGAAATGGGCAAGTCGGCAAGGTCAATGTGGACTGTTCGGGTCTGATTGGCGGTTACCGACAGCTTAACATCGGCTCCTACCAACTCTATCAGACCGCATACACTCGTATGCCGATTGCTCAGATTGACAACTTTGCTCCAGGAACGGTCCTGTGGAAGTCTGGCCATGTGGGTGTTTATATTGGAAAAGTAAACGGGGTTCCCATGTGCATCGAAGCCAAGGGCATCAATTACGGAACGGTGCTGACCAAAGTATCCTCTACCAAGTGGGTGTACGGTCTTACCTTCAAGGACATGACATATACCTATGAGACCAAGGTGCCCGGCACATGGAAGGAGACGAACCCTTACACAAATCCTACCATGACGGTAACCAGTAAGGCACAGGCAAGGAAGAAGAATATCAAGGTATTCATTTCCGCGGGTGAGGGTGTCAAGTGGATTCAGTGGGAACTGATGGAAGCTGGTCTGCTGACAGAAGCTGACATTGACGGTATCTGCGGTTCCAAGACCGTAGCAGCAATCATTACATATCAGAAGTCCTGCAAGATCACAGCCGACGGACTGGCGGGCAAGACCACAAGAAAGTACCTGGCAGCATAGTTTTAATCCCCCATCGGAGCAGATCCGGTAGGGGATTTTATGTACTACCTTAATTATTGCTTGCTCAAGCAACCGTCATATAAGGTAACCAAAAGCGTTATAAAAAAATAACATCAATCACATTCATGTTATCGTCAACGATTATCTGTCGGATTACATCCCGCCAAAAGAATTTTCGGTGCAGTTTATCGAGATCCTTGTAAATTTCTTTCCAGTCTGACACAAACACCTCTTGCAAGTGTTTAACGCTGTCATGAGACTGCCTAGAAGCTTCATACTGCCATATTAAATCATTTAGCCTTAAATACTCCGTGTCATAGTATTCTTCGCTTATTCTGCCTTTTAGGAACATTGTGTTAAGCCTGTCCAACTCTGCCAGGTATTTTGATACATTGTTGGTTAAGTGCTTTTTCTCTGATTTCTGATCTGACATATCCGCTTCACGTTCTGCTAAAAAAGTATCGACCCGGTTCAGCAGCATCTCCTCGATAAGATTTTCGGATTTCACCTTGGCAAATCCGCACATTTTGGTGGAGTGATATTCGCAGTGGTAGTACCGATACACATTACCGCTTCGGTGGCTTTTCTGACAGGACCGCATCAGCCGATTACACTCCGGGCATCGGATCATACCGGAGAATAATACCTCGGTCCGCTTGTTTCCTGCGGTGCGTATTACCGGTCTCTTTTGTTGGAGATCATGCCAGTCCTCTTTAGATATGTACGGTTCGCAGAAATTATCATTATCCTTGTAACATCCATAATAAAAAGGGCTGCGGATTATGCGCTTGATAGCCTGGATCTCAAATCTTGTACCGTACTGTTGGTTGATATGCCGGGCGGTGGCAGAGTAGTTTCGATATTTGCGATAGTATTCAAACAGATCCGCAACAGCATCTTCCCATTGTTCTTCCTTTACCAACCTGCGCACTCCATTCACGACAGAGTTGTGGTATCCAAACGGTGTAGAGTGATCCGGGAGTATAGATTTCCCGATGGATGCCGCATACCGAATGGTATCTTTTCTTCTCTCAGAGTTTAATGCCCATTCCAACTCTGCCATTGATGCCTGCATATACATAAAGTTCTTTCCATAGGGTGTAGTGGTGTCGATCTGCTGACTGACGGAGACAAGGTTGCAACCGTTGATTTCCATGTCGTGATATAGGTTGCAGAAATCTCGGGTATTACGTGCGATACGGTCATACCGCTGAATGACAACAAGCTGAATTTTTCTATCAGACACATCCCGCATCATTCGCTGAAAGTCTTTTCTCTTTTTGGTGGAGTGTCCGGTGATCCCGTAGTCTCCATCATAAACCGTGGCAGTGTAATTCCCGGAGCCGTACTTGTCATCCAGGTACCGGCGGCACATATCAATTTGCACATCCATGCTGTCGGAGTTGTCCACGGCTTTGGATTTACGTGGGTAGATTGCGCAGTTAATCATTACTGTTCCTTTCTGACAGAAAAAGCCACTATAAAAGTGGCTTAATCTTTAGTCTACAAATTCAATTATATCAGCGGAATATCCCATAACTTCTCCGACATCTTTAATTTTTACTCGGATAGTGTAATGCTCATCTATTTTCATGTCCATGACTTTCTGTTTTTGCTCATCTGATTTTACATAACACTGCACACCGTAAACATCTAAAAATTCGTCATTTGATAGACTGATATACTTTCCACTTGCATCAATATTTGAAAGTCTGCCAGTAATTTCTAAATATTTTCCTTTGTAAGAATCGGTTGCTTTCAAAGCATTGTCTTTCAAATCGTTGTCAAGCTGTTCCACCGTAATTGCGGTATATTCAATTACTTCTTCTTGTTGCACAGTAGTTTCTTTTGTGGATGTAGATGTGCTTTGCTTTTGTGTTGTGGTAGAACTCGATGAACTGTCAGAGGAATCATCTGATAGAGATCCAACAATTCCAATCGCAAAAAATACGGCAAGACAAATCAAAACTACTTTAAGCGTACTTGATTGTTTCCTCTTGCATACTGGACAAACCGTAGCTTTCTTCGGAATGTCTGATTGACAGTATTTACATTTCTTTGTTTCTTCCATAATAGTTTTTCTCCTTTTTACATTTTATCTGAATAGGCTAATATTCGCCTAATCATTTCTTTTTGGGTATCATCTGCTTTGCGGTATTTCATTAGCAAATCCTGCTCTTCCTCGGATAGAGAAATTGTGTAATCCATCGTCTGTCCTGCGGGATCCCATTTTACATCTTCGCCATTTATAAGATATTCGATAGATACCTCAAAATAATCGGCAATCTTTTTCAGAATAGCAGTGGACAAATTATTCCCTCTGTTTTTCCAATTACTGATAGTACCCTGACTTATGCCTAAATCTTTGCATACTTTGTATGTAGTTATCCCTTTTGATTTGCATAATTGCACAAAAATCTCATACATAAATTAGCAATACTTCACAAATATAAAATACTTCACAATCTTGTATTGACTACTTCACAAATATAAAGTATTATAAACAAGTAAAGTGCTTCACAAATTAAAAGCAACTTGTTTTACTAATTGCAAGTACTTCATAGATGTGTCCTTTCTTTTGTGTGACAACTAAAGAATATCACAAAAGTGAAGTATATGCAACCACTATATATAGGTAGGAGGTGTATACATATTGTGTTTGTATGAAAAAATCAATGAATTATGCAAACAAAAAGGAGTTTCAATTTACAAAATGTGCAAAGACACAGGTATTGCACAGAACGTTGTGAGTAACTGGCAGAACAGACCTGATGCTGAACCTACATTAAAAAATGCTGTCGTGTTAGCTAAGTATTTTAAGGTAAAAGCAGAGTATTTTTTGAAAGAATAGGAGACCGTCTATGAAAGGATTTGTATTAAAAGGAAAGAAATTTGCCTACAAAAGCAAGCAGAATGTCGAATCTGTCACCATCCGTGTGACACCGGAAGCGTATAACGCACTGGTGGACATGGCGAACGAGAGCACATTATCTATCAGAAATATTGCATCGCAGGCTATCTTATTTGCCTATGGCAACCTTGTAATCGACCGGGAGGAGGATGAGGATGCCTGCAATGACTGAGGAACAAGCTGACAGAGCAATGCGCATTCTGGCAGAGTTATATGCCGACCAGATTGGCATGAAGAACCCGAAGATTACAATCACGAGAAAAGGAGAGAAGAAAGAATGAAAAAGCAGATTATACCTATCGAGAGAGCAAGCGAGAATACCATCAATGCATTGATTGCAGCAGGAGTACTGGTAGTGACCGAGGACGGTCTGAAATGTGCGGAGGTGGACTGATGGCTGAGATTATTAAAAGCTATAAAGGATTTAACAAAGACATGACTTGCCGTGGATTCCAGTACGAAGAGGAGACGGCAGATGCTTGTCACAGTGGATTCCACGCTTGCGAATATCCACTGGATTGCTTTAATTATTATTCTCCGAACGAATCTGTTTACCATGAGGTGGTGCAGAGCGGTGAATTTGATAGAGGTGAAGATGATTCCAAGGTTGCGTCCACCAAGATTAAGGTCGGTGTAAGACTGGACATTGCAGGACTGGTAAAAGCAGCCATTGATTTTACCATGAGCAGAGTTAAAAAAGAAGCTGGAAGTGATGAAGACTGCGGTGCATCCTCTGCCACAGGTTACAAAGGTGCATCCTCTGCCACAGGTTACAAAGGTGCATCCTCTGCCACAGGTTACTGCGGTGCATCCTCTGCCACAGGTTACAAAGGTGCATCCTCTGCCACAGGTTACAAAGGTGCATCCTCTGCCACAGGTTACTGCGGTGCATCCTCTGCCACAGGTTACAAAGGTGCATCCTCTGCCACAGGTAACTGCGGTGCATCCTCTGCCACAGGTTACTGCGGTGCATCCTCTGCCACAGGT